TCAAGATGGTCAAAGGGTAGCTGTTATGAGGTTCACCAATGTCAGTGATGGTACTGGTGAATCTGCGGTAAAAAAAGTCGATGTATCGGCTTTAAACAGTAACTCAGCTGGTGAAGCATGTAGTTCAGTTGATATAGCTAGAGTGTGGTGGGCAACAGTTGGAATGAGCGTCAAAATTGATTTTGATGCTTCAGCCAATGTATTAGCCATCAACCTTCCAGCTGATTCGACTGGCGATGAATACTACGATGATTTCACAGCGATTCCCAATAATGCTGCCGCTAGTGGCTTTACAGGAGATCTTGACTTTACAACCCTAGGTCATGGTAGTGGAGACACTTATATGATTGTTTTGAAATTAATCAAACAATATGGTTAATTTTACATAGGAGACAATTATGGCAATAAGAAGGCCACCACTTCCACGTCTACCAGAAAATGTAAATTGGGGAGGTGGAAGGTTTAATCCAAGACCTATAAAAGAAACGATGGGTCATCCGGGTCGCCCAGTAAGAAAACCACGCAAAGATTTACTCCAATGGTTGAGAAGAAAAAAAGGTGGAATTGGTGGATTACGCAGAAAACTCTTGGAGGGTAGACAATTCCCTACAGGCATTCCTGAACAATTCAGACAACTGCCATTTGGACCACCAACAATGCAACCTATGGTTCCATTTCTACAAGAAAGAGCCACAGTGGTCCCTAGAGATCTCCAACAACCAGCACCTGTTGAACAGTTTGGTGGCACAGTAGTTCCTAGGGGTCCAGAAGATATGATGATGTACCCCGGAGGCACTCCCGGTTTTTATGACCATGGTACCTTTGATTTAGATTTGCCAAGAACTCCTTCACCTGAAGAAATAACTCAGCAAAGAATAGACCAAGTATCACAATTTGAGCAAGAACCCATGATGAGAGCTCAATATGGACCTCTTGGTGGCTATGCTGGTGGAGGAATAGCAGAGTTACTCCATTATTATGGAAGGTAAGCAATATGCCTCCTATTGTTGGTAAAAGAAAATTCGCTTACACTAAGGCTGGTAAAAAGAAAGCCAGTGCTTACGCTAAGAAGACTGGCAGAAAAGTTAGGAGAAAATAACACATGGCTACATCAGGGAGTAAAAATTTTGAACCAGATGTAGGCGAGTTTATTGAAGAGGCCTTTGAGCGTTGTGGCATTGAATTACGCACAGGTTATGACCTAAAAACAGCCAACAGAAGCCTTAACATCATGTTAGCAGAGTGGGCTAACCGAGGCTTAAACCAATGGACTATTGCACAGAAAAGCGTAGCGATGGTCAAAGACACGACTGCTTACAACATAGATTCTACCAACGCCACTGCTCCGATTGATGTTTTGGATGCGTTTATACGAGAAACAATCAGCAGTGAAGTAACTGATTTGCCCATGGCAAGAATAAACAGAGCACAATATTCTTCGACACCTAAAAAAAGCAGTACAGGAAAGCCCATTCAATTTTTTGTAGACAAACAATTAACCCCTACGATTACAGTTTGGCCCGCCCCTGATAAATCCAGCACTTACACCATCTATATGAATGTGCTTACCAGAATGGATGATACAGATGTCGGAGCGAATACTTTGGATATGCCTTACCGCTTTTACCCCTGTCTCGCAGCTGGTTTGGCTTACTACATTTCATTGAAGAAAGCTCCAGAAAGAACAGGTATATTGAAACAGCTCTACGAGGAAGAATTTTTAAGAGCTCTGTCACAAGATGAAGAAAGAACATCGCTTCATATCGGTCCTGATCTAAGGAGTTACAACACAGCGTAATGGCTAATTTTGCCAGTGGTAAGTATGCGTGGGGAATCTGCGATATAACAGGTTTCCGCTATCGTTTAAATGAGATGAAAAAAACTTGGAATGGTTTATTGGTGGGACCTGACCAATTTGACCCCAAACATCCACAATTAGACCCTCGCCCAGCTCCCACTGATAGCGAGGCATTGAAAGATCCAAGGCCAGATATGACAGATGACGCTAATTTCTTTTCGGTTTACACCAATGTAGGAACAGGTAAATTAGGTAAAACACTGGAAACTTACGAGATTGCTGTTGAGTTAGGTTCTGTTACCATAACAACATCATGAGCTTTACTTATAGCACCCTGAAAACAGCCATAGGCGATTACTTGGAATCTGCGGAAACTACTTTTACTACCCATTTACCCACATTTGTTACTGAATCCGAAGACCGCATATTTAGATTGGTCGAATTACCTGAACAAAGAAAAAATGTTCAAGGAACCACATCAATCAGCAATCGTTTTTTAGCTTGTCCCACTGATTTTCTAGCTCCCATGAGTCTGGCAATTATCAGCAGTAGCACTTATTCTTATCTGGATTTAAAACACGCTTCATTCTTAAAAGAATACAGTCCGACTACATCTGTGACAGGACAACCAAAATATTATTCCATTTACAGCCAAGATTCTTTTGCTTTGGCTCCTATACCAGACGCAGCTTATACAGTAGAATTACACTACTTATATAAACCATCCTCGTTGACAAGTGGTAGTGACAGTGGAACAACAGTGCTCTCAACAGATTATCCTGATGCGTTGCTTTATGGTAGTTTGGTTGAAGGAGCTATTTTTCTCAAAGAACCTCCTGATGTTATTGCCCAATTTGAAGCGAGATTTAAAGAGGCAATAATGAGAATGAAAAACGCATCAGAAGGTAGAGAAACCAGAGATGAATACCGATACGACAGTCTTCGCACTAGAGTATCGTAATGAAACCCATTAAATCACTCGAAGGCAAGCGAGTTGCCCTCCTTGGTCTGGGTATATCCCAAATAGATTTTGTCATTGGTATGGAAAATGGCAAAACATGGGATGAGGTATGGGGCATTAATTCCGCAGCTGGCGTATTTAATTGTGACCGCTTGTTTATGATGGACCCAGCCAGTCGTTTTTTTGATACAGATGATGCTGGTAAACAGACCAGTGTTATGCGAAGAATCTTACCCAAACTTAAAATACCTATTTATACTTGTGAGCTCGACCCCAGAGTTCCCAAGGCAGTTGAATATCCACTGGAAGAAGTTGCCAATTACAGCAAGTGTGCTTACTTTAATAATACAGTGGCTTATGCCATAGGTTTTGCACACTGGAATAAACTCGATGCCATAGACTTATTCGGCATAGATTTCTCTTATGCACACGATTTACATTTTGCTGAAGCTGGTCGTGGCTGTGTTGAATTTTGGTTATCAAAAGTGATGGAAAATGGTATGACAGTCGGTGTTAGCCCAAGGTCAACAGTGCTGGATTCTTGTGTTAGTGCTAACGAAAGATTGTATGGTTATCATCGTCTAGCAGATCCACCCATAGCAGTTCCACACAAAGAAAAGTGGATTATTGCTTCACAAAGTAATATAAATAATGTTTTAGAAGAACACAATATGACTTTATTAACAGAAGAAACACCACCAGAACCCTATAAAGGTTAATTTCATGGGAAGGGATTACAAAAAAGAATATAAAAACTATCATAGCCAGCCTAAGCAAAAAAAAAGGAGAGCTCATAGAAATTGGGCTAGGGCTCAAGCTGAACAAAAAGGTTTGGTAGAAAAGGGTGACAATAAAGATGTTCACCATATTGATGGAAACCCAGCGAATCGTAACTGGAAAAATGTTTCAGTCCGTAGTAAAAACAGTAATCGTTCTTTTGCCAGAACCAAGACAGGCAGGAAAAAATACTGATGTCTAAAAGCTACATAGAATTAGGCCAAGTCAGTGTGCATACCACACAAAACAAGGGTCACGACCCTGAGTTCTGGGCAGAAGCAATTACCAAGAAGATTTGTGATGTATCGACCCAAGCACCAGACCATATACGCCAACAGGCTTTAGCTTTTCAAAACCACATTTATACTATAATATTACATGGAATGAAAAATGCTATAAATTCTGATAGAGTAACAATCAGAGGGCTTTTGAGCAGTCAAGGCCATGAAGATATGGCAAAAATTATTAAGGAGCTAAAATAATGGCGATTACATCAGCAATATGTTCAAGTTTTAAACAGGAATTATTAGTAGAAGGTCACAACCTTACTCAAGGTTCAGATTCAATTAAATTGGCTCTGTATACTTCTTCTGCTACTTTGGGAGCTACCTCGACAGTCTATGTTACAACAGGTCAAGCGACAGGAACTAACTATTCAGCTGGCGGTCAGGCTTTAACTAATGTAACCCCAGCTTTAGTTAGCACTACTGCTGTGTGTGATTTTGCAGACGAAACTTTCAGCACTGCAACTGTGACAGCTAGAGGTTGCTTGTTATACAACAGTACCAACAGCAACAAAGCGTTATGTGCCATCGACTTTGGTGGAGATAAAACTTCTACAGCTGGTGATTTTACAGTTGTTTTCCCAAGTGCCACAGCCACAGGAGCTATTATTAGATTAGCCTAGAATTATGGTAAACTTTTACGCAAGAGAGTTTACTTATGCCACTAGCTAAATTTAATTTCAAGCCCGGTATCAATAAAGAAGAAACCGATTACTCTAATGAGGGTGGTTGGGTAGACGCTAATTTCATACGTTTCCGCAAAAATCGTGTTGAAAAGATAGGCGGTTGGCTAAAGGCTTCCACATCGAGTATTTTGGGTAGAGCCAGAGCTTTACATCAATGGGTGAGTCTTGCTGGAACACGCTTTATGGGCATCGGTACTACGCTGAAATACTACATTGAACAAGGTGGTGCTTTTAATGATATCACCCCCATCAGAGCAACCACTTCAGCTGGAGATGTAACTTTTGCCAAGGTTGCTAATGGTGATGCAACTATTACTGTGACTGATTCAAGCCATGGAGCCGTTGTTAATGACTTTGTTACCTTCAGTGGAGCAGACAGTCTGGGTGGCAACATTATTGCTGCGGTACTCAACCAAGAATACCAGATTGCCACTGTTACGAATGCCAATGTCTACACCATTGAAGCTAAAGATACTGATGGCGATGAAGTTACAGCTGCTGCTGGAGATTCAGGTGATGGTGGCAGTAGTGTAGTTGGAGCTTACCAGATTAATGTCGGCTTGGATGACTATGTGCAAGGCACTGGTTGGGGTATTGATACATGGGGAGCTGGAACTTTTGGCTCTGCTGGTGCTTTGGATGCTACCAATCAACTGAGAATATGGGGACATGATAATTTTGGTGAAGATTTGGTGATGAATGTTAGAAATGGTGGGATTTACTATTGGGACACCAGTGCTAAAACATTAGGAACAGACAGAGCTGTAGCTCTTTCTGGTGTTGGTGGA